GTACAGACTAGAAAACTGATAGATAACATAAATCAAGAAGAAGAGCGACTTATTGCTACAAAAACTACTGAATTGCCTGTAGATGAGTAAAGATTTTGAAGCCCGATGGGCTCAAGAGAACGCATTAAAGAAATTAAAGAACAATATTGGGCTTTTTGGTAAAACTATGTTTCCTACTGCCTTAAATAAAGATGTTCCTCCATTCCATAATGAAATTTACAAAGCTTTGTCTGAAGCTGATAAGAAAAGGGTCCTCATTGCCGCACCTAGGGGTACGGCTAAAAGTACAGTAACTTCTCTCATCCTCCCTTTACATCAGGTTGCTTTTAAGCCTTCAGGCAAAGACTTGTTTATTGTTATTATTTCTGAATCGCAATCTCAAAGTATAAACTTCCTCTCTCGTATTAAATACCATTTAATTAATAGTAGCAACTTTAAGGAGATGTTTGGCAATTATGGACCAGAAACAGCAAAAAGATGGACAAACAATGACATCGTACTCGCTAACGGAAGCCGTATTATTGCTGTGGGTACTGGTCAGCGCGTTCGTGGGTTTATTGAAGGTGATACTCGCCCTAATCTCATTATCGTAGACGATTACGAATCAGAGCTAAACGCATTTACAGCAGAGTCTAGAGCTAAGAATAGGAAATGGATTACTGAGGCTGTAATACCTTCTCTTTCCGATGATGGTAGAGTTATTATGATTGGTACGGTTATAAGTGAAGATTGTTTTCTTTATTGGGCAAAGGAGTCTCCGGCTTGGCATGTGCTATGGTATAGTATATATGGAGACGATGGTAAGAGTATATGGGAAGAAAGATTCCCTGAAGAAAGAATTGTTCAAATAAAATCAGAATTTGAAAGTGTAGGTAACTTAAATGGATTCTATCAAGAATATATGAATGAGGCTCAAAGCCCTGACAATGCTCCATTTAAACCTGAATATATAAAATTACACCATTATGAGTATAGAAGAACTGAAGAAGGGATTAATACTTTATATAGGACTATAGATGGAAAAGATACAATAAAGCCTGTTGATATTTACTTTGGTATTGACCCCGCATCAAGCTTAACAGCTAGGAGTGATTTCTTCGTAATTGCAGTTATTGCTATAGATAGCGACTCTAATAAATACATTGTAGATATAATACGAGAAAAGATAGACCCGGCATATCAACCAGAAACTATTATTAACACTTATAAGAAATACAAGCCTAAGAGAGTTCGCATAGAAACTACAGGTTATCAAGAAGCTCTAAGAAGTAATGTTAGAAAAATGATGTTAGAGCAGAAATTATACATACCCGGACTAGAAAAAGGTATAAAGCCTCGCAATAGAAAGAGCGAAAGACTAATGAGTCTTGTACCTATCCTTGCTAGGGGTGAATTTTTCTTCAGGAAAAAAGATATAATACCACAACAAGAGTTCTTATCTTACCCAAGGGGTAAGCACGATGATGTCTTAGATGCGATATATTATGCAGTCAATAATATAAAGCCTACTAGGCTAAAAAGTATAGATGGAACAATAGTTAAAAAAACAAATAAAGTCCTTGACTGGATGACATTATAATAGGTATATTCGCGCAATGGCAAGTATAGAAAAAGAAACTGAGGTATCTAAGGATATAGTAGAGAAGACTCAAGATTTATGGAAAACATATAGCAATAAAAGAGAGACATGGGCTAACCAAGCTCAAGAGGATGCAGAGTTTAGACTGGGTAAGCAATGGACTGCCGAGCAGACAAAAATCTTACTTGAGAGGGGTCAAGCACCACTCGTAGTAAATCGCATTCATCCAGCCGTTGAAGCCGCAAAAGCTCTCTTAACTAGTACTAGACCTTCTTTTAGAGTTTCGCCTAGGGAAGATAGTGACAATAAGACGGCACAAGCTTTCAATGGGCTTTTAGAATATATGTGGTACATATCAGATGGTACCCAAGCACTTCGTAATGTCATAGACGATTACTACACAATGGGAATGGGTGCTATGTGTGTTTATATTGACCCCTTAAAAGATTATGGTCGCGGTGAGGTTTGTGTACATGACGTAGACCCACTCGATGTATATATAGACCCAAACAGCAGAGACAGGTTAGGGGATGACGCTGAAAATATAATTATATCTAGGTTGTTCACTAAAGAGCAAGCTACTAACATGTACCCAATGTATGAAGACGCAATTAAGAATGCGTCTAGCGATATGCATACAGATAGACCTACGACAAATAGAGCTGGTGATAAGGGTATTATATTTCCTGAAGATACTGAAACAAAAACTCAATCTACATTCGGTAGCGACTCAGAGTACGTCAGGGGTTATGAAAGATATTATAAAATATGGGTAAAAAGATTTCATATTAAAAGTAACGTAGATGGAACCGAAGAAGTATTACTTGATGAAGATGTAGAGCCCTACTTAGCACAACCGGCTATTAGAGTTAACGGACAAATATTTACTGACCCAGAAAAAGCTAATGGAATCATTAGGCAGATTATGGAGCAGTATGAACAGGGTAAGATGCAAGCAGAAATGCAAGGCGTAGATGCTCCGCCTCTACCTAAAATAGAAAATTTAACATTCCAAGATTTAGTAGAAGAAGGAATGATTGATATAGTAAGCGTTCCTGTGCAACGTATAAAAATGTGCGTTGTTATAGGTGATGCTTATTTGTATTCTAGGATACTACCTATAGAGCATTATCCTATCGTTCTGTTTCAAAACATTCATAATAGGACACCTTATCCAATTAGTGATGTTAGAATGGTTAAGGATATGCAAGAGTATATAAATAAGACAAGGTCTTTAATAGTTGCTCATGCTACAACTAGCACTAATACAAAGATTTTAATTCCGAGTGGCTCAGTAGATATGCAAGACTTTGAACAGCGTTGGGCTCAACCGGGAGTTGCAATAGAGGTTGACATGGACCAAGGTGTACCTCAACCTGTACAACCAACGCCTCTCCCAAGTACTTTGTATCAGAATGAGCAAATTGCAAAAACGGATATAGACCATCAACTGGGTTTATATGAACTTATGCAAGGGAATGCTCAAGCCGCACCTCAAACGTATAAAGCTACTATCAGTCTTGATGAGTTTGGACAACGAAAAATAAAGTCTAAGTTACAAGATATAGAGACTAGCTTAGCAAGAGTTGCTAAAGTAGCCATTCCTTTAATGCAACAATTATTTCACTCGGAAAAAATAGTTAGAATTGTACAGCCCAACAATAGTATTAACGAATATACTATTAATAAAAAGTTGTATGATGATAAGAGTGGGGAAATAAGCGTTTTGAACGATATATCAAGAGGAGCTTTTGATGTTGTCGTTGTAACTGGCTCTACCTTACCTACAAACAGATATGCTCAGCTTGAGATGTATATGGATGCTTATAAGAATGGAGTTATTGATAACGTTGAAGTTCTTAAGAAGACTGAAGTATTTGATATGGAAGGGGTTATGGAACGTAAAGACCTAACTACTCAATTACAGAGTCAACTGCAACAAGCTCAAGAGCAGATTAAAAAATTAGAAGGCGACATGCAAACTCGTGAAAGAGAAGTATATCATGCGAAGCAACGAGCCGAAATAGAAAAATTCAAAGCTGACTTAGACAAAACATCTACTCAAACTAAAATGAGTGGAAAATTGTTTGAGAAACGCCTTGATGACGTAATGGGAAGTGTAAAATCTGATATTAGAGAATCTAATAAGCAGAACAAACAATAGTCCTCACCCCTATTTCCCAATGGACAGGACATAATAAAAGGAACTCGAAATGAGTGAGAACGAAATGGTCACCCCTGAAGAGATGGGTAATGAGCCTGCCGTTAACCCGGTAGAGAATTTATTATCTCAAATGGACACCAAAGAACAGGTATCATCAGATGAGTTAACGCCAGAGAATATTTTTGATAACGATTCTCCATTCGATGGATTTAATAGAGTAAACAAAGCCGAAGAATCTGCTGAAGCAGTACCTCAAGAGGAAGCTCCTAAATCTAACGAGGAAGTACGATACCAGTACTGGCAATCAGAGGCTGATAAAGCTAAGAACGAAGTGAACGAACTTAAAAGTAGATTAGACTCTATGGAACAAGCTCAGTCACAAGCTCCAGCACAGCCTCAGCAAATAGAGGAATCAGAAGAGTACTTCCCTTCTCCTCCAGAAAAACCATCTCAACCGAGAAATTTTTCTAGAGAAGAGGCTTATAGTGACCCCGGTTCTGACTCTGCGGCATATCTTGATAACGTCGATGAGTGGCGTGACGAGATGGACGAATATAATAGGCTCTATACAGAGTATAATATGGCAGTCTTAGCTGAAGAGAAAGAAGCAGTCGAAGAACAAAGAAAAGCTATCGCACAACGCGATGCTGAGGAACAGCAAACAAAACAAAACATGGCGAATATTGCTAACCATTTAACTACAAACTACAATGCTACTCAAGAAGAGGTAGCGCAGTTTATTAATGTTATGGACAAGCCAGAAAGCCTAACTGTAGACAACTTGTTCCAGTTGTATAGAATGCAAAAGGGGGGTAGTGTACCTCAACAAACTAGTCAACCTATTGTTAACGCTCAGGCTACAACAAACAAAGCAGAAAGCTTTGAACAGCTAAAGCGAGCTCAACAGGTACCTAGTCCAATGGGTGTATTGCCTAGTAGTAATACTAAATCTAATGAGTCTGGTGAAGATAGCATCTTTGATTCGATGGTAAATTCATACAACAAAAGAAACCCTTGGTAGGGTTTCTAAATTAGGAGAGAGTAATGGCAAACTACTCAAATAGTGCAGGTGAAGTTTTACCCGCAGGTCAGGTAAGCATCAACGACTCTCGTCGAATTTATAATTTTGGCGAAAGAGTAGCGGAGTTAGCTCCGCAAACATCACCATTCTTTGTTTACCTATCTAAAATTGCGAAAGAGTCTACCGATGACCCAGTGTTTAAGTTCCTTGAGCAACGTCATCAGTTTCAGCGTCGTAATTTTTCGATTAAAACAAATTCAGGAACAGCGTCTACATCTGATGTAGTCAATAACATGAAGCTTGTTTGTGGTTATGATAAGTATGGTGTAGAAACAGACCCTAACGGTACCAACAGTAAAACTGCGGCTCCACAATTTATTCTAGAAGGACAAGTTCTTAGAATAGGTGGAAAAGCGTTTAAAGTAACTTCTGTAACCCCCGGTTCAGGTCTATCTTCAGCATATGCGACAGGCACAGCAACTTCATACACTGCTGTAAACTTAAAACCTTTAGAAACAGTAGCTGTAAGTATTGCTGCTGGAGCGCAAGGTCAAGTAATAGGTAGTGCATGGGCTGAAGGTTCAATGGACCCAGATGGTTGGAAAGATGAATTAAGTACTCGTGAAGGGTATTGTCAGATTTTCAAAACTGGTATTGAACTATTCTCAGGTACCGCTTTAGCTACACGCTACAGAGGAAGACCTGATGAGTATAAGAGAGTCTGGGCTGATAAGTTAATGGAGCACAAAATGGACATTGAGCATGCTATGCTTTTTGGAGTTGGTGCTTCTGACGAAACAACTGCTGGACCTGTAAGATATACTCATGGTATTGTACCTTACACTGAAGCTCATGGTAATGTCTATAACTTTAAGTATGCGGCTGGTGGAAGTGGCGACAGTGCTTATTTAGGCGCAACCTATGATGACTTTATAGATGCAATGCAAGACTTCTTTGCTCCAGAAACTGGAAACAGCGGAGATAAGCTTGTATTAGCCTCACGTAAAGTTATGGCTTGGTTAAGTAAGTTAAGTACAGGTTCATTCTTGAATAACACTGTTACTTCTAACTCTTATAAGTTAGATGTGCAAAATATTCAAGGTGCATTTGGACATCAGGTTACTAAGATTAATACTCTTTTTGGTAACTTGCACTTTGTACCAGAGCCTTTATTTAGAGGGCAAGATGAAGACTTAGCAATAGCTATTGATATGGCTAATGTTAAGTATCGTCCATTGGCAGGTAATGGTGTATCAAGTGATACACATATTATCTCTAATGTTCAGAATAACAACGTTGATGGAAGGAAAGATATTGTCATGACCGAAGCTGGTCTTGAGATTAGTCTACCTGAAACTCACGCTGTTATGAAGTTCTCTTAATCTAACTCGACAAGGACGGGGGGTGGTTTATTCTGCCCCCCATACTATATATGGCATCATTTTCAAGTAGAATAGAACAGTATACAGGAAGCAATACAAATTTAGACGTTCCAAATGCTCTGAAGCAAGCAGTAGACAATACTCTAGGTATTGTTAAAAGCAGAGCACCTCAGCTTCTTTCTTTATTTGCTAGAAAGATGTCAGTTGTAAGTAATATTAGCTACAATCTTTCAAGTAAGAACGTTTTTGATGTTAGTAAAGTTGAGAGAGAGTTAGGGAATGATACAATTATTTGTCAACCTGTTCCCGCTGAGCAAATTTACGCTGTTGAAGACTCTTCAAGTATTTATTACTCTCAAGCTTATTCTCCAGTGTATACAATAGATTTTGAATCTAATTTAAAAATTAAACCTAACCCAGACGCTACAGATAAAGCTCATATGTATTTAGTTTTTAATAGCGATTCTAAAACAATAAATGATAGCGCTGGCACTATTACGGATGTAAGTGAAAATGATTCTACTATTGATTCTTATACAGGTGCAGTGCATTTCCCAGACGTATGGCAACAGTATGTTGTGTTATCAGCAAGTTCAATATTGGTTCAAGAAAAAATTAGCTTACTATTAAGCGATGTTGCATTGGACTCTGTCACAAGTATAGAAGAATGGTTAGCGGATGAAGATGAGGGTATGGTTGCATCTACTGCACAAGCAGTCCAATTATTTCAAGGTAAGCTGAGTATTATAGATAAGTATAAACAAGAATTTTTAATGAGTCAGGGAATAGGTGGAACATCTGACGACCCAAGGAAAGGTCAGAAATCATGAAGTTAAAAGAAATGATAGAAAGAGTACAACAGCATCACCCTAATATGAATATAACTGAAATAGTAAGAAGTTTAAACGATGCTATGAATGATATGGGTTTTAAAACAGAAATGGTAGAATCTGCTGACCAATTTAGTACAGTTGTTGGAGATAGGGTATATAGATTGAAAAAACATATTATGAGGGTAAAAGCAGTTGATTATGATGGTAAATCAATTAAAAAATTAGTAGGTAGACCCCTAGAAAGAGATTTAACATGAGTTCAAATAATTTTATAATAAGTCAAAACGTATGGTGGGTTGAAAGAGATTCTGTATTAATATCTTATTATGATTCCAGTACTGAGAAATTCGTTTCCCCTACGGAAATTAAAACTATAACTTTATTTTATATCCAACGCCCTGATAAGTTTTTACTTGCTGGCGAATCTCCCGAGAGAGATGGTTTTGTTGCTTCTGATAGTTATCTTACAGGCGGGGCATTAGATTCAGGTTTAAATCTTACAAGTGCAAGTTTTTTTGACCAAGAGTCTGAAATTCCAGAACAATTTCACGAAGCGTTAATTGCTAGAGTTATTGGAAATGGTTATGAAAGAGATGTAGAAACTATTAAGTTAGCTAGTTACTTTTTGTCTAAATATGAAGCAGGTGTAAGAGAGGCTAAGAAATACTCAAGAAGAGGAAGAGACGGTTCTAAGATAACTATAAGTTCACAAGATTTTTAATGGCATTCATACGAGAAGAAAAGTCCTTTACTCAAAGCAGTAAAACTGTTAAGAATAATACTTCTTCATCAAGGGTTGAATCAAATAAAATTCTTCTTGTAAATGATACTTATGCTTCTATTAATCAAACTTGGTTATCTATAAGTAGCATATGGTCCGATATATCAAATACTTACTCTACTATATCTAAAGGCAATGAAATAACTAGTGTTTTAATTAGAAACCCAGAAACAATAACGATAAAGGTATAATGGCGAATTTATCAACTACTAAAGTTTTAGATACTTTCCCTGACTTGCTCCATGTGTATAATGGGACATCAGGTCAAGGATTGACTTCAAGTTATAAAAATATGTTTGATGGAGATGGTACAAGTAGCCATGTTTTTCTATCAACTGCTGGTACAAAATTTACAGGGCTTACAACAGTGCAAGGAAGCTTTGTACTAACAAATCAGAACCCTCTTGCACTAAATACTGCGCCTACTCATGGGGAGTTAGCCTTTATTAATAACAATTTATACATAGGAAGACAATAAAATGGCAACATGGACAAAAGTAGTAGTTGAATCAAGTGCAGGTAACATTGCACAAAAAGCAGCAACAGCAGGAACCGCAGATAACATAACAAGTCAAGGTGCATTAGCAACATTAGCTACCGTAGATACGGCACAGATTGATGCTAGTGCGATTGAAACTGCAAAAATAAATAATAGCGCAGTTACAACTGCAAAAATTAATAATGATGCAGTTACAAATCCTAAAATAGCAGATAATGCAGTAAGTGAAGCAAAATTATATTCGCAAAATTCAGCATCTAACGGTCAGGTTCTTTCTTTTTCAGGAAGTGATGCATTTACTTGGGTAGACCAAACTTCTCAAGTAACTGTAGATGCATCTATAAGTAGTAGTAGTTCTAATCCAGTAGAGAACCATGTTGTTTATGACCAATTAGCATTAAAAGCCAATAAAGCAGGAAATACATCGCAGGCTTTTTCAACAGCAAATTTAGTAGTAATGGGTAACTTGACAGTTTCAGGTAGCACAACTACTGTTAATACTGAAGAAATTAATCTTGCTGATAATGCAATAGTATTTAATTCAAACCATGATGCAAGTACTGCTCCTTCTCAAGATAGTGGTCTTACTGTTAATAGAGGTAGCTCAACAGACCAAAGCTTTTATTGGGATGAATCTACAGACAAATGGTCTATAGGACATACTGAATCAGGCGGAGAGTTTACTTCAACTGCAAACGTAGCGATGATTAGAACAGGTGCATACGTTTCAAGTCAAACGCTTGCAAATGGGTTTGGTGATATAGGGAGTTTTCAATTAACTGGAACAAGCTTATACGTTAGAACTTCTTAATGTCAAAGTTTATTAAAAACGAAATTGAGATACCTAAACCTTCTATGGAATTAAACGTAAAAGAAACAGACTTCTTATTAAAGCTATTGCTAAAGAGTTCGTTTCAGGGTGCTGAAATAGAAGTAGCGTATACAACTATCCAAAAACTTACTGAATCTCATAAGGCAAAACTTGAAGCTTGAACTAAGTGCTGATGATTTATTTATCATCAAGCAATCTATAGAAGAAATTACCGTTAAAGGCAAAGATGCTATGAGAATTGGTAAGCTATTAGTTAAAGTAGAAAATGCTTTTGCGAAAGAAGCGGAGAAATCTAAATAATGGCTACTTGGAAAAAACTTGTAATAGCTTCAGGTAGTTCTGCTCAATACATCAAAGGTGATGGTACTTTTGCCAATTTTCCTTCTTTTGTAAGTGCTGAAACAAATTCATTCCTTGGTGATGGTGGCACACTTTTAACTGCTCCCGGAACAAATCGATTAATATACACAGGACAAATTAGTAATGGTACATCGGGATTGTTTTCTGCTACTGACAACGCTAATTCTGTTATTACGTTTAATCGACATTCGGGTAATTATGATAGTCAATTAGGGTTTAGTTCAAACGGAAATATTTATTACAGAAAATTTCAAAATACTGCAATAAACACTAGTCAAGCGTGGCAACAAGTTTATCATTCGGGAAATTTTACAAATAATTCTGCTAATTGGGATTCGGCTTATACATATTCTCAAACAAATCGTTTACCTTTAACTGGTGGTACTCTTAGTGGTAATTTGACGATTAATGCCGATATTTACACATCAGGACATATAAGACCAACAGATGGAGTGTTGACTATTTTTAACAATACTTCAGGTTCTTGGGGAACAATTAATTCTTTAGGTGCAAATTTTGGAGACTGGTATAGGCAACCTAGTTATGGTGAAATTTTAGTAGGTGCATATAATTTTGTTGTAAGGAAAGGAGATTCAAGTAGCACTAGTAATATTCTTCATATAAATCAATCAGGTGATACCACATTATCAGGTATACTAAATGTACCTGAATATATAAAGCATGTTGGTAATACTTCTAATTATCTTCGATTCCAATCAAATCAATTAGACATAGCAAATACAACTACAAAGTTTGTTAACTCTGAGATTTTGATGGCAAATGATTATGCTATTAAATGGAATAGTAATAATACTCGGATTTATGCGCACGAAGGCAATAACCAGATGCGATTTGATGTAAATGGAACAGCTGAGGTTTTAAAACTTCAAGGAACGGGTATAGCTACTATTCGAGGTTCAGACAACAATGATGCAGTTCTACATCTTAATGCTGACAGGGGAGATAACAATGCAGACCATTGGAGAATTTCATCTACAACAGATAATTTTTTAAGAATTGCTACAAGAGATAGTGGAAGTTATGATACAAAATTTGAAATTGGCGCAAGCACAGGTAATGTAAGAATTACAAATGAACTTAAAGTTCAGAGTGGTCTTGCCGTAAATAATGCTAGTCTTGGTTCGCATAAATTTGTTGTAGACAATGGGACATCAAGTTTTAATAGAGGTAATAGTGCAGGGAATATATTAGATGTAAGGGGTCAAAATGCATCTCAAATGAAAGTTACCACAACAGCATTTACTGTAACACCTAGTTCCACATTTGCTAGTTCAGTAACGTCTAATGGCTCAATTATAAGAAGAGCTAATGCGCTGACAAATAATGGTATAGCTATGCTAACTACAGATAGCAATCATGGTGCAATAAGGCTTTATAATAGTACAGGTACATTAAAGACACAACTTTCAAGTGGTACAAATTCATATATTTTAGAGTCAAATCTTGGTATAGGAAATAGTTCTCCAGCTTCAGCCTTAACAATCGATGTTGCAGATGGTCAGAATAAAAAAGCACTACATATTACTCAAAATGATGCTGGTGAATGGACATCTAAAATGGACACATCAGGCTATGGATTATTAGTTAGGTCTACTGCAACTAATACTACTCCAGTTATTCAAATTCAAGGTAATGGAACATCTAATAATATTTTATATGGTTTAGCAAATGGTCAAGTTTCTATAGGCTCATCATCTCCGCATGTTAATGCTAGACTGTATGTAAAAAATCCTTCAGGTCATAGCATGACTTACATTAGTTCTGCTACTAATCACGATACAAATGTTGTATTTGAAGAAAACAATACTGCAAAATGGATGATAGGTCACGATTCTAGTGATGCAGGAAAATTTAAAATTTCAAATGGAAATGGATTTGCAAGTGGAACTAAACTTGCTTTAGAAGCTTCAGGTGAATTGACTTTAACAAGCACTAGTCATACTATAGAACTAGCAACTCAAACAGGAGGTGCTTACGGAATAAGAACTGCTTCTGTAGCGAAGTTTGGCGGTTATTATTTTAATAGCACTTCAGGTTCTCTTTAT